GTCGTTAATCCAGAGTCTATTGTTAATCCAGTTACTCCTATTGATATAGGATTTGCTCCTCGTGTAAACCCAGTAAGTTTACCCCATGAGAATCCACCAAAGGATGTATATGCAGTACCAACTGTTGTTGTATCTATACCAGTAGTATTAACTCCAGTCATAATATTGCAAGTAACAACTTTAGTGCCTGTATTAAATGCATTTACAAAGTAAATATTGTCAACACAAGTAGTTCCAGTAGCAACAACAGTAGAGTTATCACTAACAACTGATGTCACACCATGACCAACTTGAGTATCAAATATGTATATAGGAGTTCCAACTGCTAGATGAGAAACCACTGAATTAGGATTGTTTGTCAAATCAGGATTAAGAGTAAACTTAAGTGCAAGAGGATGTCCTCCTATTCCATCAGTAACACCAATTGCAGTAATAGTATCAATATCCTCTTTGATAGCATTTGGTAATGGTGCTAATACTTGAGGAACAGCAGTGAATGTGTAACCAAAACCAGGATTTGTAATTGTTGTTCCAGTTACAACACCGTTAGTTATTGATGCGGTTGCAGTCGCAGTTGTGCCTACACCAACACCAATTGCATGAGGAGCAGATATAGAAACAGTAATTGCTGATCCTACATATCCACTTCCTCCATTCGTTATTGAAAGTGAAGATATTGTACCCGCAGCAGATACAACTGCAGTAAATCCAGCAGCAACTGGATCAGTTGAACCAACTATCAATCCACCAACACTACCTATGACTAAATCTGAAAAATCTTCTTCATAATTAAAGAATCTTGCATTATCAACAAAAAGAGTATTATCAGTTGTTGATATATCATCAATTATTTTAGCAGTTGGATAAACTTGTGATTCAATTGAATCTCTTGTTTTAAATACAATTTCACCATTAACTTTTTTATCAACTTTTTGTTTTGTCCAACTAAATGGTTTAAATGCAGTTTCACTTATACCCTCTTGAGTATAAAGATTAGTTTCCACTTCATCAGAAGCTGAAATAGCATATATTGTTCGAGTTGATTGAGTTTCATCAACAATAAAGTTATTTTTAAATAATTGTAAAATATCACCAGTTTTAATTGTTGGTGATACTGATGATCCTGCTGATACTTGAACAGTATCAACTCCTGAAGTCCCTTTATAGAAGAATATATCTATTATATCATCAGCATCTGGTGGTTGTACAAATTCAAATGATGTACCACCATCAAATGTGTATGAATCACCAGGATCTTGAACGACACCATTTATGAATATTAATAATAATGAATTAAGATCAATTAATGATGAATCAGGATTTTCATCATCAATCTCAAAACTCAATAAACTTGCATTGTAAATTAGAGGGAATCTTACTCTTGATCCGTCTTGAAGATCTTTTATTGAATCTATGTAATCAAATTGTCCAAAGTTCCAAGATGAATATTGATCTCTGAATACATCAAGAACAGTTAATTCAAAATCACTTATTAATGATGAAGTATTTAAAAATCTATCAGTTACTAATCCAACAGGTTTAAATACATCACCTACTTTAAAGTTGTATCCTGAATTTTCTAAAGTGAATCCAGTAACTTCATATGATGTTGAACCTAAACCAACAGTTGTATTAGCAGCACCTACCTCCATACTTAATGTTACTCCAGTTCCAGTATCAGTTGTTGCTCCAATACCTCTTCTTGAAACTCCTGTGATTGGAAGATTTGCATAAGATGGTGCAGAAACTTGAATTTGTGGTTGAGTATATCCAGTACCTGCGTTATTGATTGTGAATTTAAGAGCACCACCTGTGCCTGTATTAGTAATACCTACATTCACTGTGAAAGTATTTGTTGTTTTTGATATAATTGCTAAAGTTGCATTATGTGCTGGATCTCCACCCGCTGAACTTGGAGTAGGACCAGAACGAGGATATGCATGGTCTGTTGAGAAGTTATCTTGAGCACATCTGAATACAAATGAATTAGTTGCAAGACCAACTGTATCACTTGTGGTCAAACCATGAGATGCTTTTGTAATTACCAGATTTCCTGTTGCTGGATCGTAAGTAGCACCTGTAGGAGTAAGAGGAGAACCTCCAGTTACTGTAACAGCATTAGTTGCTGCACTTACAAATACATGTGTGTTAGAAACAACTTCTGCTGTAATATCCGCACTTGCTCCATTTCCAGATAAATCTGTAACTGCAACAGAGACAGGGTTGCGATATCCAG